TTGGAGAGCGGGAAGAGTCCGTTCTTTGACAGGATCAAGAGATCGCCACCGAACTTCGCGAGGCAGTTTTTGCCGAGCGGCTGCCCGACGTAGTACGTGCCGACTTTTGCCCACGTTGTTGCGGAAGCTGGGTCGGTGCCCTTGTAGACCGCGACTTCGCCTTCGCTGGAAATGAAGACGGAATAGTCATCCTGGCCATTGCCCCCGTCGAGCGTCCAGCCATGCATCGCGACGAGGTGTCCGCCGCGGGTGAAGACGGTTCCGAGGTCGAACTTCGTCAGTGCACCACCGACGCTTGCGACCGGCAGATACCACGCCGCGGTCGAATCGAGCCCGACGAACCAGAGCCTGGATACCATAACCGCGACGTTTGTCAGCGAGGTCGTGGCCAGGCCGGTGATGGCTGGGGTTGAAGCGCCGTCGATGGCAAACCAAGTCGTACCGTCGTAGAGTTTGAGCTTATCGATGCCATTGACCGCGACGAGATAACTGCCACCGGGGGTGGTGAAATTGACGTGTTGCCAGTAGGCGTTGGTGCATGCGGCAACGGCGGCCCCGATTGCACCAACGGCGCTGACGTCGAAGATCCCGAGGTTGGTCGAGGCAAAGAGCTTGTACGACGTGGGGCCATTCCAGGCGAGTAGTGCGCCGGGATTGGAAATGAAACCTGTTGCCTGGGAGCTTGCTCCGAAGCGCACGGAGATTTCGCTAGCCGAGGGAAACCAGTTTTCCAGCAGCACCGCATCGCGCGAGGGCATTGCTGCGAGCGGATCACGGGAGTTCCACCCGCCGACTGGTGCGGGGATCGTCGCGGTAGAGACCTTTTGGATCCCTCGCGGGCCACGATTGAATGCTGGGTTGCGCAGCATCAGACGTTCCAGTTGCCGGGACTGACAAAGATGCCGGGGGTGATGATCTGGTTGAGGCTGCCGTTCATCGACAAGGGCTTCGCCGTGCCATCCCGGCCAGCGTAGTTGTTGCCGAGATTTTCGTACCGCGCGAAGTCTTCCGCGTAGTCCAGCCCCTTCTCCTCCTTCCACTTCCAACGCAGCCCTGCAACGAGCAGCTTCTCGTCAAGGATAAAGGTGTCGGTATCGGCGAGGAAGGATGTCTGGGAATCGCCGAGGCTGCTCAGTACAGCCCGGTCGGTGATGTACTCGAACGCACAAAGATGGCCGGCGATACCGTCGGGGTTGAAGAGCAGGCGTCCGCCGCGGAGGCGATACTGGTAAAACGGCCCGGTCTGCACAACGGACTTCTGCATCTGCCATTCCTGCGGCGCCAGCGGGCCGAAGAGCGGAAGATGCAGTGTGCGGTTGTAGATCGTGTCATTGAGGATGCGGCGGTAGCCTGCACCGCCCCCTGCGATCGTTGCGATCGAACCTTGATCTTCGCCATTGATCGTCGTGAAGGTTGCTTCGTTGATCAGATCCCGCCACGACCAGCGATCGATGATGTCTTCCACGACCTCGTCAGCAAGCCCCCAGAGTTGCTGGACTTGCGAATCGAGGGAGGCGACGACAGCGGCGGGAACTGGAATCCCCGTGCGCTTGCATACGGTTTGGACAGCGGTCAGCAAGCTCACGGGCGAACTCCGGTTACTTCTTCGTCAGCCCCGCGAGCTGCTTTTCCAGCTCTGCGAGGCGCAGAGCCTGCGAATCGAGCTGGGCCTTTTGGTCAGCCTTTTCGGCTTCGAGTGCGGCGATGCGTTCGGATTGCTGGCCGACGGACTTCGACGATTCCAGCCATTCGACGGCACGTTGTTTCAGCGCGCGGGAACCCATGCCGATGCGGGCAAGGGTTTCTTCGTTCGCGCCTGCCAAATCTTCCACCGTCCGGCACTTCGCGTTCAGGAGGGCGAGGATCTGGCTCGGGCTCGCGACCGTCCAGAGCTTGACGGGATGGCCGTCGACGGGGAGCTCTTCGCCCTTCTTCCAGGCCTCGTAGTGCGAGCGGTAGCCGGTCAGCCAGGTCTGCGGAAAGCGCTGCTGCGCGACTTGCTGGACGAGGTTGTCGAACCATTCGGTGACGACACGCTCGACGACGTCTTTCGAGCCTTGGGGGGTGATCAGCGCGTAGTCTTCGTCTCGCGCGACGTAGTGGCCAGCGGCAATCGAACCGTTGCGGTCTTCGACTGCGCGTGTTTCGAACTTGACATACGGCGGACGTTCTTCAGCTGCTTGCATTTTGGTATCCCCAGGTTAGTCAGTAATCGTTATGAAAGAGTCCCCAAAAAACCCCATGCAGCAGCCATCTGCGAGCATGGGGCAACGCCCTGGGGAGGGAAAGCGTTTAGGTGATTGCGCCTTGAGCGAACGGACGGTTCAACTGCGCGACGTTGTAGAAGATCGTCGCGTTGTTGTAGGTCGCGGTGACGGAACCTGCGACGGCCGCCGAGGTCGCCAGAGACAGGGTGACGAAGCGGCCCGTGGGGTCGATCGACACGACGGTCGTGGCGGCTTGGATGCCCGTGCCCGAGAGGAAGACGCCTTCGAACCAGCCGTCCGAGTTCGGAACTTGCAGGACGAGGGAGCCCGATGCCGCTGCACAGTTGGCCTTGACGACCGTTGCAGAGCTGGCACCGACGACGCGCGCGTTGAGGATCTGCTTGCCCGCGGAGTTCGCACCGCCCTGGCCTGCGGCTGCGATGCCGAAGGTCGTGTCGGCGGCGACGGCCGCTTGGCAGTTCACCGGAACCAGACCGGAGATGCAGAACCAGCCGTACTGGCCGGCCGTCATCGCGTTCATGGCGACGGCGAGTTCGCGGCCGAGTCCTGCCGTGTTCGGGACTTCCGTCGCATCCCAGCGCCAGCAGCCCAGCGTCGAGTCGAAGACCTGCAGGATGGTGCAGATGCCCAGCATGCGGATCGTGCCGTTGGCGCGCAGGTAGATGAACTCACCGGCGCCCCAGTAGTTGTCGACCATGGTGATGAAGTTGCCGGGCTGGACACGCGGCGTGGCGTCGGCGACCAGACCCCCGAAGCCGAGGGGCGGCAGGCCGATGACACTGTCAGTTTGTGCGTACATGATTCAGTTTCCTTGGAAGAGGGTTGCGAACGGGCGCACGTTACGCGGGGGTAATATGCGCCCGATTTCGATGCGTTAGGCCTTGACGACGCCCTGCAGGCTGCGGTTGGAGCAGACGAGGTTGCCCATCCACAGGATCGGCACGACGGCCGCATCCTGGTTGTAGGGCTTCATTTCGTCCATCACGGCCAGGTTTGCGTCGGTGTGCACGACGAGTTCCAGGTAGTCCGTGTTGAGGAAGTACGAATGGTTGACCGGGATGCCCGAGCCGCCGTCGAAGATCACGTCGGCGGTCTTGTACTTCAGCGAGACGAACCCGCCCGCGGCCTTGCCGGCACTGCCACCGTCGTTGGTGTAGCGCTTGAGCGAGGTCTGGGACTGCTCGTAGAACGAGAAGTAGTTGTTGTCCGCGACGATCAGGTCGGGCTGGTCGTCGCCGCGCACCATGGAGAGCCACAGCGGGAGGAACAGCGACTCCATCGTCGTCGGCCCGGGGGTGATGGCACCACCACCCTGCAGCGGGGCCGCGGCGGACTGGACTTGGGAGCGCCAGAACGTCCAGGCCGTCGAGTCGATGCCGCCGACCACGCCGGTGCCGGTGTCGCTCACGAGCACTTGGAGGCCGCCGATCTGATTCGGCAGCGTACCGTCGGAGTACACGTCAGCGGAGAAGTTGTTCTTGAACGTGCGGATGGCGTTCTTCATCCGCGCCTTGACCAGGCCGATGATCTTCGACTTGCCGGAGTTGATGCGGAGTTCCAGGCCGCTGGCGACGACGTTCAGGGCGATCTGGCGCCACTGGTATTCGGCCGCGGTGATGACGTCGGAAGCACCGATGTTCAGCACGTCATAGCCGGAGTAACGCTGGTACGTCGTGTTATTCGCATAGTCCAGCGGGGTGACGATGGTCAGACCGCCGTCCTCCGTGCGCGTCATGCCCTTGTCCATCATGCGGGCGAGCAGCGCATTGTTCTTGGACACGTTGTCCTTGATTTCCTTCGCGTGGTTGCGGAAGGTCGTCGAGACGAGCTCGGTGAAGACTGCATTCGGGGATGCCATTTTGGCTCCTTTTCAGTGTTGGAAAGTTGGTGAAACGGTCAGGAGCGGTTTGCGATCTTGTCGAAAGCCGCACTCATCGTGTCCTCCATGCTCTTCAACGGGGCCGCAGCGCTTCCGCTTTTCGCACGAGTACGCACATTTGCAGCTGCAGCTGCCTTCGCGGCGGCAGTTTTGGCTTCTGCCTCAGCCTGGGCCTTTGCGGACGCTTCCGTTTGTTGACGGGCGATTTCCGCGGCGCGGGCTTGGGGGTTTGTCCAAACTGCCTTTTCGTAGGCATCTTGCAGCGAGGTGGCCGCGCCCTTTTCCACCAGTTGCAGCATGTCGGGCAGCACTAGGGAGAAATGAACGTTGGCCGGATCGGCTGCGAATCGGTTGACACTTGCCTCTTGCTCCTTATGAGCATTCTGCAGGCGTTCCGTATCCGCGGCTGATAGGCGAGACTCTACACCTTCTAGCTTCTTCCGCAAGTTCGCGACTTCCGGGTCGACCCACGCCGTTTCGGTCGGCAGACTTTTGAGGTCGATGCCGTAGTCGCTCGCGATCTTGAGGAAGAGTTGCTGCTTCTGGTCGGGCGTACCGAGAGCCAGGGTTTGATGGGCCTGCATCAGCCCGGCGACTTGCTGCATCGGATCGATGTTGTTCGCGCGGAGGACGGGCAGATACGGGTCGAGGACCTGCTTCATCGACTTGCCGAAACCGGCATCAGCCTTATAGCCTTCGATGCCGCGGAACATGTCTTCTTCGCGCTTCAGCACTTCAGCCCGGACAGTGGGGTCGAGGGTTTCCCACTTGGCTGCGACTTCCGGGCGCCAGGTCTTCGGAGCGGCGAGCAGAGGATCGGGGACTGCTGGGGCAGGGGCGGGCGTTGCGGCGGTAGGAGCGGGGGCTGGAGCAGGGGCTGGAGCAGGAGTCGGGGCCGCGGGAGTGCCCGCCGGCGCTTCGAGCAGCTTCGTCGTGTCGTCGACCGCATCGTTGACCAGCTTCGTGCCCTCTTCGATCGTGTCGAAGCCCAGATCGTCGCCGATACCATCGACAGCCGCGCTGATATCAAAGTCTTCCATTTTCGTTCCCCAGGTTAATTGCGTGCGATTTGCACGTCGAGTCCAGATTCCATTTCCACCACCAACTGCTCCCGCTTTTCGACAGGAAGTTCGTGGACGAAGCGCTCGGCTGTGTCTTCGACGGCCTTGTCCAGCGCATTATCGGACGCCTTGCGCACGGCTGCGGCGGCTTGTGTTTCGCCAGGCTCGAACACCCGGCAGCCGTGTTTCTTGAGGTTCTCTTCATGCGCGCGCCGGCCCTCGATGCGCTTGCCGGTGATCGGGCAGTCGTATGGAGCGTAATCATTACGAACGGCAGGGGCGCAAATGATTCGCTGCATTGGGATTTCGCAGCCGCAGAACTCCGGCACGTTGAGGTCGGCGAGTTTCTTGAGCACTTCTCGACGGCCGCCACAGTGCTCGCATCGGTAAAGGTAGGTCGGCATTAGTTCACCCCCGGTTTCGCCGTCGCTTTGGCTTTTGCCTGGGCCTGTGCGGCATTGGCCTGCGCGTGCATCGTCGACAGTTTGAGGTTGTGCTGGAGTA